GTCCTGGACTGTATTAACATGACTGACCCAAGTCCTGCAAAGATTCAATCTTTGATTGAGGAATGGGTTGAAAAGTACCGTCCACAAGAACTGCGCATTGAAATTAACGCACACCAGAAGGCGTATGCCTTAGATGACGACTTAAGAGCATATCTAGCATCTTATGGATGCCAACTCAACTCACACTTTACTGGCAAGAATAAATGGGACACGTCTTTTGGTGTAGCGTCTATGTCTATGTTGTTTGGTAATACCCGCGATGGTAGATTCCAGGACAACAACATCATAGAACTACCAAGTAACGAGGGTTCTGAGGGTCTTAAGACTCTAGTACAGGAACTTATTACTTGGAAGCCAGACACCAAAAACCCCACAGACTGCGTAATGGCTCTTTGGTTCGCTATTATCCGTATACGCGAGATGATGCAACAGAGCAGCAATGCATCTAAGTGGATGCAGAACAGATGGACAACTCAATCACAAGCATCAAAAAGACAAGCAGTCAATTTAGACGAGGCCTTTGCAGAGCAATGGTCACACACATACGGATAAGGAAATTATAAAATGGCAAAGAGAAATATGTCAGAAGCAAATATAAAGTACGCTAAGCCTGCTACAAGAAAAAAGTACGAAGACCAGATAATAAAATTTTATGAAGCACGATTCCGTGCAGGAGATAAACCAAAGAATCCAAACGCTGACGAAATGCTTAAGCGTGCAACTGCAAAGATGGAAGCACTGGGTGAGATTACATATAATGAGAGCCAAAAGCGCAAAGTTGGACGAAATACTACGCTAGGAACAACAATAGCCAAGAAGGCAGCACGTGGTGATTCAAATGCTGCATCTTTCCGACCAAAGTCTCCATCACCATCAAGCCTTCCTCGTTCAGCAGCAGGCGTAAAGACAACAAGTAAGACTGTAAATAAACTGTATCGCCCAATGGGTAAGTAATTTTTAAAACTACGTTAGGACAATAATGGCATTATCGATGGAACAAGTAGCAGCACGCGTTGAAGCGTTGCGCTACCGCAATCACGAACGTGATGCCCGTAACCTAAGCGTTCTTGCTGTTCGTAAAGGACAGATTGCATCTGTTTACCCTGAATTCTTTCCAGAGGGTGTAGATGCTAACGTAGTTGCAAACTTTATTGACGTGGTAGCCCGTGACCTTTCTGAGGTCATGGCTCCACTGCCAGCAATTAACTGTTCTGCTGCTAACTCTGTTAGCGATAAGGCACGTAACTTTGCCGATAAGCGTACACGCATTGCTGCTAATTACTTCTCCCATTCTGACCTGTCTGTACAAATGTACTCAGGTGCTGACTGGTACCTAACATATGGTTTCGTTCCGTTCATGATTGAATTGGACGAAGAAAGCAAGTTGCCGCGTATTCGCGTAGAAAATCCGATTGGGGCTTACCCAGAATTCGACCGCTACGGACGCTGTGTGGCATTTGCAAAGCGTTACATGATGACTCTTGGAGAACTTGTTTCACAGTTCCCAGAGTTTGAAACTCAAATCCTAGGACGTGACGGTTATCAACAAGACCTACACGCACAGGTTGAAATGGTTCGTTACTTTGATAAGGACCAGTCAGTAATTTACTTGCCTAAGAAGGGCAATCTAGTTTTATCTCGCGCATTGAATCCAATGGGCAAGATGATGGTTGTCGTGGCGCGTAAGCCATCTATTGATGGTGAAATGCGTGGACAATTCGACGACGTACTCGGTATTCAACTTCTCCGCAACCGTTTCGCCTTACTGGCAATGGAAGCAGCAGAGAAAAGTGTTCAAGCACCAATTGTACTACCTCAAGACGTTCAAGAACTCCAGTTGGGTGGAGATGCGGTTATCCGTACCTCTAACCCTGCTGGCGTTCGACGTGTCGAATTAAACATTCCACAAGGCGCGTTCACAGAAGCACAACTACTTAATCAAGAACTTCGTGCAGGTACTCGTTATCCAGAGGGACGTTCTGGTAATATCGATGCAAGTATTGTTACTGGTCAAGGTGTGCAGGCACTCATGGGTGCATTTGATACACAGGTTAAGTCAGCACAGGCAATCTTTGCATCTACTCTACGCGACGTTGTTTCTCTCTGCTTTGAAGTAGATGAGAAAATCTTCGGAGAAGAAAAGACAATCCGTGGTGTAGATTCTGGTTCACCTTATGAAATTACATACAAGCCATCTAAGGACATCAAGGGTGATTACTCTGCAGATGTTCGCTATGGTATGCTTGCTGGTCTTAATCCAGCACAGGGACTTATCTTTATGCTACAGGCTCTTGGTGGAGGATTAATCTCCAAGGATATGGCTATGCGTGAATTACCATTCACAGTCAATGTTACACAAGAACTTGAAAAGATTGAAATCGAAAACATGCGTTCATCACTTCTTAGTGGTATTACTGCAATGGCTCAGGCTATTCCAGCAATGGCTACATCAGGCGGAGACCCAGCATCTATCGTAACTAAGATTGCGGGAGTAATTACTGCACGTCAAAAGGGTCAATCCCTTGAAGAGGCTATCGCAGGCGTATTCGCTCCACAGCAACAAGTTCCTCCTGCTGGGGCGGCAACTTCTCCTGTTGAGCAGCCGTCCCCTGCTCCAGGCGCGGCTCCAGTAGGAGGCTCTCCAATGGGCATGGAACAAGCAGCACCTCCACCAGATTTACAGACTATCTTATCTACCCTAAGTGGTAGTGGCAAGGCTTCGGGACGAGTAACAACTAGGGGATAAAATGACAACGCTAGTAGCGATACAAGGTGACGGTTGGTCGGTACTAGGATGTGATTCACGTCTTAGTGATGAGCATGGGCGTTTTCAAATAGCAAAGACACCAAAGATTGTAGAAAACAATGGTGTATTGATTGCTGGATGCGGTTCATCACGTGCAAGTAATGTATTACATTATGGTTACAAGCAACCTAAGCCTACGGTACAAGAAGATTTAAATACTTACATGACGCAGAAGTTTATACCAGCAATGCGTAAGAGTTTTGTAGATGCTGGTATCGACATGAAAGAGGACGGCGATGTCGCACAAATTGATGGGGGATTTCTCATCTCGGTCAAGGGGCAAGTTTTCTCGGTCTCTGAGGATTATTCTTGGGATACCGATGTTCGCAATGTATATGTTATGGGTAGCGGTGGAGATGTTGCCCTCGGTGCATTGGCAGCGTTGGGTGTGGAAAAAGTAAAAACTATTAACCAGGCAGAAGCAATGGTACGTAAAGCAATTGCTATTGCAATTCAATACGATAACATGTGCTCAGAACCAATTCATATCTTTAAACAATTTAAGTAGGAGGAACAATGGTAAGTGGAGGAATGCGCCCAGGTGCGCCACAGAACAACCCAGCCAATGTTTCAGGCACAGGCGGAGCAGGACAAAGCGGTAACTATACTGGTTTTGCTTATGGTCAGAATCAAGAAGTCAATCAACAGCGCGTACAGGGTAATCAGGCAGTAGCATCTACCAAGACACCTACAGCATCTGGAAACCCTTATGATGGTATTAACATGCCTCAACTAGGCACACTCTTTGACCCAACAACTCGACCAGATGAACCAATCACAGCAGGTGTAGATTTTGGTCCTGGACCAGGAAGCGAAGTGCTTCCAAAGAATTTAATGAACAATACTCGCATGGATGAGAATGCAAAGATTGCTCAGCAGTACTTGCCAGATTTAGCATTTGCTGCACAGTCTCCAGATGCTCCAGATTCATTTAAGCGTTTTGTAAATTATCTCATTGAGAACGCGCAAGGTTTTAACGCTAATGGCTGATGCTATTTGGATGCCTGGCAGTCTTTTTGATAATATCGACAAGTTCGCAAATTCACTTGGATATCAAAATGCAGGTATTGCTATAGAACTTGCGATGATGTCCTGGAGTTCTCCAGAAGAAAGAGATGCCTTTATCACTAGTATTACTGATGATGATGTCCAAGGCGGAACAGAAAAAAATTATATCAAACAAAAATTTTAGGGGGTAGACATGTCTTGGTGGGACTCATTCACATCTCGTATCCAAAACCCTATCCCTACGCTAGGTGCTGTTGGTAAAAAACTTACAGGCGGCGGTTCATACCTTAACGAAGAAGAACAAAAAAGAGAAGAAGCATTTACTACAAATGTAAAAGATGCACTTTCTAATGTCGATAAAGCATTAGCACTTGACCCTACATATAAGTTAAAAAAGGCTGCACTTAAATCTACAGCAGACCTTCTTCTTAAGTATGTTGCTGTTCCATTTAATGAAAAAGTCTACTCACCACTTATGCGCACAGTTTCAACTGCAGCCTTATTGGGTGATACAAATTCTCCACTTTACAAAAAGGGTCAATTTGAAGAAGGTTTTCAATTCTCTGATATCTCAGCAGCGCGAGCGCGTTCTGCAAAGGTAAGTGCATTTCAGGCTATGATTAAGTCTGACT